CAAGGTACGCTGGACTGTTACTTGCGATAAGATCGTCCTGCATGATGACTGGTCTCCGTACAACAGCTTCACGATTGTTCCGTTCTTCGCGTATTTCCGCCGTGGTAAGCCGTTCGGTATGGTACGTAACCTGCTGTCTCCACAAGAGCAGCTGAACAAGATCGCTAGCCAAGAGCTGCATATCGTGAACACCACAGCTAACAGCGGCTGGATGGTAGAGAGTGGTTCACTAGTAGGTATGACAGCGGATGATCTGGAAGAGCACGGTGCTCAAACAGGCTTAGTAGTAGAATACAACCGTGGCTCTAACCCGCCGCAAAAGATTCAGCCTAACCAGATCCCCACAGGACTTGATCGTATAGCCCAGAAGGCTGCTCTTAACATCAAGACCATCAGTGGTATTAACGACTCCATGCTTGGTAGCGACAGTGCTGAGGTATCAGGCGTCGCCATACAAGCCAAGCAGAACCGTGGCGCTATAATGATCCAAGTGCCACTGGATAACCTTCGAAAAGCGCGTCAGTACTTAGCTGAAAAGATCCTAGAGTGTGTTCAAACATTCTACACAGAGCAGAGGGTCGTTCAGGTAACCAACGAAGAAGACCCAGCTAAGCCTAGAGAGCCTATGGTTATTAACCAGATGACCCCTGAAGGCCGCATAGTTAATGACATAACGCTAGGTGAGTACGACGTAGTTGTAGCTACAGCACCTGCCCGTGATAGCTTTGATGAGACTCAGTTCGCTGAGGCGCTTAACTTGCGTCAGGTTGGGGTTGCTATACCTGATGATGCGATCATTGAGTACAGTCACCTCGCTCGTAAAGGTGAGCTGGCTAAGCGCATACGCATGCTTACAGGCGTTGAGCAGTCTCCAGAGCAGCAAGAAATGGCGGCTGTACAAGCACAAATGGCTATGCAGCAGCTGCAGCTTGAGATTGCTAAGCTCGATGCTGAGGTTAGAAAGACACAGTCTGAAGCAGCTGTTAACATCGCTAAGGTTCAGGACGTTGCTGAGGTTAATCCTCAGATGCGCATGGCAGAACTGCAGTCTAAGCTGTCAATGAAAGAGCAGGAGCTTGCGCTACGTCGCGAGCTTGCTGACCTCACTAATAGAACCCGCACTTCTCAGTCTGAGACTAATGCGGCTACCAGAATTGCTGCTACAGCAATGCAGACGGCTGCAAAACAGCAGCAACCAAAACAGGTCGATATACCTAATGCACGACCACCAGTTAACCAATAGGAGATTGCTATGTCAGAAGAATCTAACGATAAAATCCAGTTTGATGCTATGCCCGGCGCTGATGCGATTGAACAGGCAGAAAATCTGGATATGAACTTTGGTTTGGGCGAAGAGCCTGCCGAGGTAGAAGCAGAAGCAGAAGCAGACACCGAAGTAGAGGCTGAAGCTGAAGCTGAAGCTGAAACTGAAGTAGAAGCTGAAACTGACACTGAGATAGAAGCCGAGGCTGAAGCGGAACCTGCTCTTGACGACGAGCCTGAAGTCGCACAAGATGAAACTGAGCCTGACGAAGCACCCGCTAAAAAGCAAATGGTGCCGAAGTCTCGTTTAGACGAAGTCTTAGCGAAGCAGAAAGCTTTGCAGAAGCAACTAGACGATATGAAGGCCGCTCAAACTTTAGCAGAAGAGGCCCCGGGCGAGTATGACTTCGCAGAGAAAGAGGTCGAGTATCAAAACTTGGTACTGGACGGAGAGTCGCAGAAAGCGGCAGCACTACGGGCGGAAATTAGAGCAGCGGAAAGAGCGCAACTCGAATATGAAATGACTCAGAAGATGACAAAGACTGTCAGCGAAAATCAACAGCTGACGGCTTTGCAGCAGGCCGCTTCTGACCTTGAAGCTAGTTTCCCTGTGTTTGATCAAGGCAGCTCTGATTATAACGCCGAATACACACAGGAAGTGATAGACTTACGGGACGCATTTATACTCAAGGGCGAAAACGCCGTAGCCGCTCTCTCTAAAGCAGCTAAGTTTGTAGTACGTGAGTACGGACTAGACAACGAGGTAGCACCTTCTTTGACAGCTAAACCAAACAAGACTGTTGACGAAGTAGCTAAAAAGAGAGCTGAGGTTAGCAGAAAGTTAAAAGCCGCAGACGCACAACCACCAGAATTACCGGGCGAAAGTTCGGCTAATCGTGGCGAAAAGATACTAGATGTCAGTAACATGACGGAAGATGAGTTTAACGCACTTCCAGAAGCTACGTTACGTCGTCTAAGAGGCGATGTAGTCTAACTATAGGAGAGCTTGTTATGCCAGTTAAAAAAGACCCTAGATTATCCAGAATCGGTGTTTCCGGTTATAACAAGCCGAAGAGAACCCCTTCTCACCCTAAGAAGTCACATGTGGTGGTCGCCAAGGAGGGCGACAAAGTTAAAACCATTAGATTTGGTGAGCAAGGCGCGTCTACTGCTGGTAAGCCTAAGTCTGGTGAATCCGATAGAATGAAAGCCAAGCGAAAGTCGTTTAAAGCCCGACACGGTAAGAACATTTCCAAGGGTAAGATGAGTGCAGCATACTGGGCTGATAAGGTAAAATGGTAATTAAATGAAAGACTTAGAATACTCAATGGTAGATGTAGCACTTTCTGTCCTTAAGTATTCAAAAGGACGTTGGTCGGCAGAAGAAGTTTTGACATTTTCTTATGCTTTAGAGACCATTAATATAGAAGATGAAGAGATAGGCAAGCCCTTGCTTTTTAGTGTAAAAGGCGGGAAACAACCAGATACTGAGGAATGACAGTTATGTTTAAGACTTGTAAAGGATGTCCTACACCCGCAAAGTGCAAAGCTGCTGGTAAATGCATGGGAAAATCTCGCGCTAAGCCTAAAGCTAAAGCTAAAGCTAAGCCTAAACGCGGCATGTACTAATGGCTAGAACTGACGAAGCTAAATGGAAACGCATCGTCGCAAGCGTAAAGGCAGGATCGAAAGGCGGTAAGCCAAACCAATGGAGCGCTAGGAAAGCGCAGCTTGCAACCCAGCGCTATAAAAGCTCTGGGGGCGGCTACAGCGGGCCTAAAACTAAACCTCAGAAGTCTTTGTCTAAGTGGACTAAAGAGGAATGGGGCACGAAATCTGGTAAACCTTCTACTCAAGGCCCAAAAGCCACAGGCGAAAGGTATCTACCTAAGAAAGCTAGGCAGTCACTTAGCTCTAAAGAATATTCAGCTACTAGCCGTAAGAAACGTGCCGATACTAAAGCTGGTAAGCAGTTTTCTAAGCAGCCCAAGAAAATAGCTAAGAAGACAGCAAGATATAGATAACCCTTGCGTCTTTTTATTAGGGGCGCTAATATACAGTTTACATTCGTCTGTTAGAACGATATCTAACCGTGCCGTACACGTAAAAACCGTATCTCACCCCGCCTGCACAAGGCGTAAAACCTGCCGAGGTCGCACCTCGTAAATAAGCGCTAAGTCGTTGCCTTCACGATACGAAGGAACGGGTTAGCCGCTCCTAAAGTCGGCTACTAACGGGCATTCGTGCCTATAAATCGTACGCATATTTTAAATTCTTTGGAGGCCTATCATGGCTAATACCAATTTTGCGTCGTTGACTTCCGAGCAGTTAACCGCGTGGAGTCGCGACTTCTGGCGTGTTGCCCGCAACATGTCTTTCGTTAATCAATTTGCTGGAACTGGCTCAAACGCTATGGTTCAGCGAGTTACTGAACTTACTAAGTCTGAAAAAGGCGCACGAGCGGTTATCACTCTCCTCGCCGATATGACTGGTGACGGTATCACTGGTGATTACACTCTGGAAGGTAACGAAGAAGCGCTACGCGCCTACGACATTACTGTCCAGCTTGATCAGCTGCGTTTCGCTAACCGTATCGCAGGCCGTATGGCTGATCAGAAGTCTGTAGTTAACTTCCGTGAGACATCACGCGACGCTCTTGCTTATGCAATGGCTGACCGTATGGATCAGCTCGCGTTCTTGACTTTGTCAGGCGTTGCTTACACTCACAAGACTAACGGCGCTCTGCGTCCTACATCTGCAACTGCTGGTCACGAGCTTGTTGACCTCGAGTTCGCATCAGATGTAGCGGCTCCTAGCTCTGCTCGTCACCTTCGTACAGACGGCGATGACATCGTTACTGGTGATACTACTGCTCTTGTAGCTGGTGACAAGATCAAGTACCGCCACATTGTAGACCTCAAGGCCTACGCTAAGGACAACTACATCCGTGGTATTCGCGGTGCAGGTAACGACGAGGTATTCCACCTCTTCGTAACTCCTCAGCAAATGGCTGACCTGAAGCTAGATTCAGACTTCCTTGCAAACGTCCGCAACGCAGGCGTTCGTGGAAGCGCTAACCAGCTGTTCGCTGGTTCTTCTAGCCTCATGGTTGATGGCGTTATGGTTCACGAGTTCCGTCACGTATTCAGCACTGAAGGCGCTACTACTGGTACTTCTTCTGAAGCAGGCGATCCCGGTTACAAGTGGGGCGCTAACGCTGACGTAGTTGGTGCTCGCGCTCTGTTCTGCGGTGCTCAAGCTCTTGCAATGGCTGACATCGGTATGCCTGAAGTTGTCGAAGATACTTTCGACTACGGCAACCAGTCTGGTATCAGCATCGGTAAGATCTTCGGTCTCCGTAAGCCTAAGTACAACAGCGACTACAACGGTTCCGTACAGGACTTCGGTGTTATCTCTCTTGATACTGCACAGTAAGAAGTAAGCTCAGATCCCCTCTCCATACCGGAGGGGGGATCTTTTTAACGGAGTAAACATGAGAATAGTGTCTGGAAAAGACTTACGAATAGCCACTCTATCTGGGGCGGTTGTTTTATTTAAGGCAGGTGAGCCACGAACTGTGTCTCATACTATAGGCGCTATAGCCCTTCAAATGGGTGCCAAGCAGGTAGAAGATATAGAAGGTGTTATAGTAAAAGACCCTCTAGAAATTCAAATCACAGAAACAATTACAGACGTAGATACTCTGGTGGTTGAACCAGAAGAAGCTACGGATGTTGTAGACTTAGAGCTGGTTGCCGCCCTCGAACGACTGATAGAGATGGGTAATCCACAAGACTTTAAGTCGGACGGCTCTCCAAAAGCTGCTATAGTTAACAGAGCTGTCGGAAGGACAGTACGCTCTGAAGAACGTGAGCGAGCTTGGGAAATAGCCCTTAATTCCTGATAGGGTAGCTTATGGCAGTTACAGTACAGAGCGTCATAGACCGCGTTCAAGCAACACTGCAAGATACGACTGGCGTACGCTGGCCTGTAGTAAGCGAGCTGATTCTTTGGGTTAATGACGCCCAGCGAGAAATAGCTCTAATAAAGCCAGATGCATCTGCTACTAACACTACAATTACGCTAGCCGAAGGCACTAAGCAAGAGATACCAGCCAACGGTAATAGGCTGCTACGCGTAGTACGCAACATGTCAGCCGCTGAGTCTGGAGTAGGACGACGGGCTGTCAGGCTAGTAACCCGCGAAATCGTTGATGCTCATACTCCTAGCTGGCATGATCCTTTAGTAACTGGTGATGCCGCTCATGGCAGCATTATCAAGCACTACATCTATGATGAAGCGAACCCCCGCAACTTCTACGTATACCCAGGGGTTGCTACTGGAGCCGACGCTTTTCTAGAGATAGTGTATTCTGCTAATCCTTCAACAGTGGCACAAGGCGATAACCTAGCTGTACCTGACATTTACGCTAATGCGATCATGAACTATGTGTTATACATGGCTTACATGAAAGAAGCAGAATACGCAGGTAACTCGCAGCGAGCTGCAAACCACTTCCAGTTATTTACTGCTTCAGTAGCAGGAAAGGGACAGGTAGACGCAGTAACGTCTCCTAATATAGACAACGCCCGTCCCGCCACTGTATCTCCGATGGGGTAATCTCACATGGCAATAGCCTACGAAACATTGCTATCAGAAATAATCCCGATGGTTCCCGGATGCCCTGACACGCTCATCGAAACCAATATTCGTGCGGCAGTAATTGAGTTGTGTGAAAAGAGCGGCGTTTATCAGGCTGAGCTTGACCCAGTAACAACTGTAGCCAACATCTACGAGTACGACCTAGAGCCGCCCTCTGGCACGGTTGTACACAAGATAATGTGGGTTGTTCATAACGGTAAAGACTTGGAGCCTATAAGCACTAACCTGCTAGAACAACGTGTCCCTAAATGGAGGGAGGCTGATAGCGCTGGCACACCTGCGTATTTTGTGAAGCAGACTCAGTCTTCTTTCTGGCTTGTCCCTACACCTGCTGTAACTCAAGCATCGTCAACTATTGTTAGAGCGCAGCTTAAACCTACGCACACTTCTACAGCCGTTGATAATGACCTTATAAACGATTATAGGGATACCATAGTAAGCGGCGCTTTGTTTAGATTGCTTAGGTTGCCAAGTAAGGACTGGACAGATTACACAGGCGCTCAGGTATACGGCTCTTTATTCGCTGAAGGAATTCAGATTGCAGAACGCAGAGCTAGACATGCGGACTCAGGAGTAGCTAGGAAGGTTAACTATGGCGGACTTTACACCCCGACAAAACGACGACGCCACAGGTACAGATCAGACGTTTAGTAACCCTGTATTTGCCGACATAGAAAATGAATGGCATTGGGTTAAGCAAGGCGTAGAAGATGTACTAGAGGCGGATTCTAATCTTACATTTACACCGGAACATGTGTACGGTGCTTGTAAGGCAGAGCAAGCTGTTTTATGGATGACTAACGAAGGGTTCGTAGTATCCACGGGTGAAACAGACGTTTTTAACGGGGAAAGAACATTTTTAATATGGCTAGCATGGGCCAAAGAACGTGGCACTAACTTAGCTGTAAAACATCTGTCTTTCTTTGAAGAAGTGGCGAGAGCTGCCGGGTTTACAAAGATAGAAACAAGGTCGGCTGTACCTAAAGTTATCTCTTACTTAGAGCATACTGGATGGGAGGTCGATACAGTCGTATTTAAGAGGTATCTGTAATGGGTGCTAGACCAAAGTCACAAGACTATCAAGCTTCAGCAGCAGAACAAGCGTCTGCTTCAACCGCTATGGCGGAGTATCAGTACTTCAAGCAGAAGTACGACCCGTTGCTGCAGCAGATGCGAGACCAATCTCTTACAGCTGACGTACAGTCAGGCCTTAGAGGCCGCGCTGGCGCTGACACTATGCAAGCGCTTACATCAGCTCCTTCCTACGCACAAACCCAAAGTGCGACGCGCACTGGCGATATAGCACAGGCCTACCAAGGACAGCTCGGCGTTGCCAATGTAGCAGCCAAAGACATACAAAATAAAATGCAGACAAACGTCTTAGGCACTGCTAGAGGTCAAGCCGCAGATGCCCAAAGCGGTATGGCTCAAGCATCACGTCTGGCTACCTCAGAAGCGCTGACTCGTGCTAGGGCAAACCAAGAAGTAGCACAGGCTAAGGTCTCTGCGGCTGGGCAGGTTGCGGGTTCATTGTTAGGACAAGGTTTAGAAAACATGTCTACTAGAGGGGGTACAGCATCCCCTAACCAGTTTAGCGGTACCTTCTTTACTCCTGTAGACGCTGCCGGTAACAGAATGTCGAGTCCGGGCAGTCGCCTAGGGTTCTCGAAAGTGTTCGGAGGGTAGAGTATGTCTAATCTAGCTTATATGGATACGGAGTCTTTAGCAGAGCGTGGTCTTAGCACTGCTGGCATTCCGACAAATACATTACCCACAGTTAATAATCCTGATCAGGCATTTGCTAATATTACCCGTCAGGAGTATCTGGACTATGTAAAAAATTATCGTGGGTTTGAGGAAGGTCTTCTAAGCAAAGCTCAAACTGACACTAGCCTTATAGATCAGGCGCGGGAAGACGTAGGCACTGCTCAAGGGCTAGCTGGCGGTATAGCCAGTCGCACTGCGTCTCGTTATGGCGCTGCTTTAACTCCCGCACAAATACAGCAGCAGCAACTTATGTTGCAGCGAGCAAATACTTTAGGCGGCGTACAGTCAGTGAACGATGCTCGCATTGCTCAGCGAGAAGCGAATACTGGGCTGCTAGCAGACCTTATAAACATAGGCCAAGGCGTTAACCGTTCTTCGCAGAGCCAGCTAGGTTCAGCTGCTGGTGATGCTATGTCTCGCCAAAACGCCTTCACTCAAGCTAAAGCGGCTTCCAAAGCTCAAACTTACAGCACTATTGGCAGCTTAGGTTCTATGGCAATCATGGCGTTAGCGTTTTAGGAGACCTTTCATGGCTCAAGATTTTGGTAGTGGATTACTAGCTGGGTTCCAAGGCGCGTCAGCTATGGCTCAACAACGTCGCGACAATGCTGCTCGGGATAAACAGCTGTCACAACGTGATGCTCAGCTTAACCAACGCAAGACAGAATTTGAAGAAAGCATAAGGCAGTTTGAAAAGACTTACGCTATAGACGCTGCTAAAGAAGCGCGAGAGAAAACAGAGTTTAATATCGGTCTTAGTCAACTAGAGGCTGATAACACAATATCAGCGGCTATTAATGTTGGTTTGTATACACCTACTAGTGGAAACTTCTCTCTTTCCACAGATAGGTTAACTGAATTAATAGGTTCTAAAGATCAGACTGCAAAACAGCTTCTTATAGATGCTGCAAATAGGCAGAATCCGACAGAAGGTTTTAAATTTACGGACTACCAGATAGCAGAAGACGGGTCTATTGTAGTAACCGGAGAATATGAAGACGGGTCGCCCGGCGTTCTTACTGAAGATGGCAGTTCTGACCCGAACTCTAAGGTTGCTACTTTTACCCCAGCCCAAGCAGCTTCTTTAGTTAGTGACGATTTTATAAATGTGACTAACGCCAGCTCTATATTATCTGGGCAGAAGGGAGTAGCTTTTTTAGCTTTCAGCGGGTCAAACTCTGCTGATTTAGCTCAAGCCAATAGAGAAAGAACGCTACAGGCTTCTGTTCTGTCTGCTATAGACTCTAGCGGAGACGTCGGGCTGTCTAGGCAGTTTCGAACTGTTTTAGCAGACGCTGGTTCTAGGGAAGAGAAGATATCTATTCTTGAAGACCAAGCGACTTCGCTCGGCATAGAACTCCCGAAGATACAAACAGAGGGTGAGCTTGTTGACTACACTCCCACTGGCCGTCTTATGACAGCAGGCCCGCCTGTGACGGATCGTAGAGGACAATCTTCTGCAAGGCGTGTTACTCAAGCTCGTCGCGCTGGTATAAGCAGGTTAGATACGAACATAGCTAACTTAGAAAACAAGTTAGCAACTGCTACATCTGATGCCGAAAAAGATAACATACAAGAACAGTTGTCTGAGTTAGATGGTGAGCGACGAGGTCTTATAGACGCTGAAAACAGTTCTAATTTAGAGCTTGTTACTTCAGAGATATCTGATCTTAG